TGTTTGCGTAGGGACCAGCAATAGCGGCACCGTGTGCCATGCCGAGGAGGAGACCGGAAGCAATAATAGATTTCATAATTAGTTAATAGAGTTTACTTTTTCTTTTTAGCAGTTTTAGCAGCTCGTTTGAAGTTAGCAGCGGTAGGAGCGCCGGCACTGCCGGGCTTCCGCATCTTTTCACCAGAGCCTTGTTTGATTCTCATGCGTTTAGCATGGATGTTAGCATAAAGACCACGTTTAGCCATGTTAGCATTTCCATTTACGTAATGCCAACGCTTTACGGGTTGGCTTGCCGTTTTTTTTCATTGGTCCTTTTACACCAGACATTCTAGCACAGAAGGATTTCTTTCGTTTGCCGCCACCAGGTTGCGGGGCTTTCAGGTTAGAGCCTGTTTCTCGATTGTATTTAGCACGACCAGCGGCAGTCAAGCCACCAGTACGTGATTTGTGTTTGCCAATCTTTAGACTGACAGAAGGTTTACTTTTTGTAGCCACCTTTCTTGCCTCCCTTAGAACCGCAAGAGCCTTTACTTTTGTGCGCCATTACTTCTTTTTAGGGGGACGACCTTTCTTTGTACCGTATGTTCCTTTACCTTGTGGCATTACCAGACTCCGGGGATAATTTGACCAGTGAGTGCATAAGCACCCAAAGCAGCCATGACGCCAAGCATAGCGACACGACCATTAAGCTTTTCAGCTTTTTCATTGTGAGTTTCAGTCACTTCCATAATAGTCATAGGTGGTTCAATTGCGTAGAGATTAAGACGACCCCGTTCTTCAGTTACAGTAGTCATCAGAATGATACATTAGAGCGTTCAAGTTTACGCATAACGTCCTGGCGATAAGCCGGGTCGTCGTCGTAACGTGGATCAGACATGGCTTTCACAACCTCTGCCTGACTGCGGAAAGTACCACCAGCCCCAGGAGATTTACCTTGGACGAGATTACCTTCCACACCGTTAGCATCAAGGTAACGGTAGGACAAAGCCTGCACTGCCCAGTAAGCAGCAGAAGGATCACCTTTGTCCATGATAGCATCGTACGATTCAATCTCTTCGCTAGTCAAGTTTTGACTTGCCCAACCAAGCATTTCATTGTACTGCTTCTCACCACCAACAGCATTCTTTAGGCCATTGGCGTACTCCTCTGTCATCTGTGGTTGATTACTGGACTCCGTTTTGTTACGGTACTCCAAGTACATCTTAGCTAGTTCACTTGGATCTGTTTTTGCAATCTGTTGAAGAGTCTCTTCATTGTAGTTTTCAGATTGAGCCTGTTCCCAGAGCTGATCCAGCAGTGATTCAGTAGAAGATTCCTCTTCAGGTTCTTCTTCCACTTGCTCTTCAGACTGATCACCAAGTTTCTTTTGAAGTTCAAGGTAAGCAGCTTCAAGCTCTTCAGCGTTCTTATATTTACCAGCAAGACGCTGTTCCTGCTGCTGTTCCATCTCCTCACCTACTTGAAGAGACTCCTGCTCATCAGCATTAAGCTCTCCAGCGGGTGATTCATCTGGAATCATAGACATTACTTCTGCCATGTTTATTGTGGTGGTTGTTCTTGTTGTTGTGCTTGTTGCATTGCTTGCATCTCAGCTTGTACTGCCTTCTGTTCGACTGCAGCCATCTGAGGTGCTTGCTGTTGTGCCATCATTTCCTGCTGCTGAGCCAGCGCCTGTTGTTGTTCAGCCTGTAGCTCTTGCATACTCTTCACAAGGTTGAGTACATCGATACCTTGAGAAGCAGCAAAGCGTTTGATCACCTCATCTGTATTGATGAACTGAGCAATAGCTTCAGGACCAAGGGTCTGAGCCAAAACAGTAAGGAACTGTGTCAAACTGTCACGATCCTGACCACGACCAAGGGCGTTGATGCCTGCAACAATAGTTGGTTTGACAATGTTCTTAGGTAGACGCGGGATGTCACCAGATTTCTGAGCCTGGTCCAACTTACGGTTAAGGTAAGGGACAAGGAACTCAACAGTCAGCAGGGAGAAAAGTCCACCGAGTTGCTGTTCCAGCTCCATCTGGGTCATGCGGACCTCTTCGGCAGTGGTGCGTTCGCTCTGCCTCACGTTGAGGATAAGGAAAGCTTCACTGAGCCGACGTTCGAGAACAGAAGTCATTTGATAAGCAGTGCCGAAATCAGCGGTCTTGCCAACCTGAATTACAGCAACGTCATCAGGTCGTCCTTGGATAATAGCACCGTTACCAGCGTTAGCAAGGGTAGCAGGCTTGGTGGTAGAACTGGGGTTCACCACAAATACTACCTTAGCAGCTGCTGCGCTGCCTTCAACCAGGGCTTGTGTCAGTGCTTCAAGTGACTTTAGGTCACCGATGAACTGACCTACTCTACCACGCCCGTAGCTCTCACCGTCAACGGTGTTGAACCTGAGTGCAATCCAAGGGTTGGTAGCCACAGGTGCCTTACCTTCAGTACCTTTTAGTTTGTAATCATATACCTCTTGGTGCCACACAAAACGATTATTCTCTCGTCTTACATGGGTATACACATCACATTCATCATCGTGATCCCCGTAGGTATCACTGACTGGCAAGGTCTTGAGATAATCTTCGGGAAGTTTATCTTCAATCAGTTTTTTGTTAATACGTTCTTTAGTGACGATTTCAATCACGTTGCCGTTGCCATCACGATCGACAACAAAGCGGTTCAAGGGATAAACTTTAATCCCCTTAGTACCCATAAACACCAAAGCATTGCCACCAACGACAAGATGCAGCAGTGCTTGGTGCACCGCTACCCTATCATCAGTAGCCGCAATAGATTCAAGGATGATTCGTTCAACTTTCGCAAAAGACAAATCAAGTTCTGATTTAATCTCTGGACCCATCTCTTGCCCCAGCTGACTCTCATCAAGCTGTAGTTTAAAGAAGCTGGTTTGAACGGGCAGCAGAGCTAGCATCAACTTAGATGCCAGAGTGACTACACCTTTCGCTCCAACGCTTTGGTATGGGGTGAGTAGGTTCTTCATGCCCGAGTGGTGTTCCTCGTGACCACGAATCAAATAAGGGAGTGTCAGTTTAGATGCCTGTTCAGCTTCGTTTAAGAACTGGGAACGGTCGCTGGATAAAACGTCATAGCGAGTTTTAGCTGACATTGTTTTAAATGTTTACTGATTTAATTTGTAATTCAGGGCGGCTAAATTTTTTGCTAGCACCAGGGCGGATAGTTAGTGACTTACCGCCGCCTAGTACTTGAGCAGTTTGGGTTCCAGCAGCTTGCCGACGCTGAGTTTCCAAAGATTGCTGCTGCATTTTAGCCATCTGTTGCTTCATCAACTCTTGCTGTCTCTTCTGCGCTTCAGCAAACTGTCGTTGCTGTAGTTCAAATTGTTTCTGAAAAGTAGACGTAAGACTTTCCGTCAGACTTGTTATTTCATTTTGAAACAATTGCCCTATCTGTTGCTGCTGCTGCGTGCTTCGATACCCGCGTGCCTCTGGGCTGCCATAAATTTCATTTTTAATATCGGATAGAGATCTACCACCACTGGCTTGTCCGAGATAGTTCTTCAAGCCGCCTGGGTCAGGTGCCCTGCCAAGAATATTCTGATAGTATCCTATAATTTCATTTTGAGCCATAGCTTATACATTAAGAGAAGAGATACGCAGACCACGACGTCCAAATGCACCACTTACACCACGCCGTGCGATCTGCAAAACAGTACCGGCAGTTCCTTCAGCCATCTTAACACCAGCAACTTCAGGTCTTGTCTGCTGCATTGCCGCTTGATCACGCATTGACTGCATCATTTGCGCCTGCAGAGCTTCCATACGTTGGTTCTGAGCCTCCTGCATCTGTTGGAACTGCATCATCTGCTGTTGCATACTTTCCTTAAACATGCTTTGCATAGACTTGACTTGATCAGAAATCAACGACGCAAGGAAGTCCGTACCTTCGGTAGTGGTGCTGGATTGAGCACCATCGGGAGGGCTAACTTCTCCTGTTTCCGGATTATGTTCATCCACCGGCAGTTCAGCGCGAGGGCCAGTAACCCATGATTCTTGGGCTAGGTCTTTAAGATCCGGTTCTTCAACTTCTTCAGGTTTTGTCTCTTGAATTGTAGGCAACTTGTGGTAAACAGTTGCATGTCTGTAACCATCGTATTGTTTACCATACTGTTTAACTGTGCCACTAGCAGCATAACCCGGACCTCCAGTAAGGTTCCAATTACCCTCTCCGTATTGTTTATCTAATCGTCTTATACCCTTAGAGCCGATGCCCCGAATGCTCATATCCTGTTGGTATCTTTCCGCTAAGCTCATTTAATTTTCCTCCATATACTGGATGACCCACTCAACGACACTACGTTGACCAGATCGGTACATAATTTTTTCCATTGAATCTTCTGGTGTAGGGTTGGTGGGTGGAAATGATTCTTCTAGCTTAGCAAGCATGGCATTTGCTGTCATGCCTCTAACATCTAGAAGATTTAGGTCAGGCATATTGGGGGAGGTTGACATTACTATGCTCAAAGAACGCAGGCATTCTAGCAGATTTAGTTGCAGACAATTCTGGGGCCTTGCC